CCAAAGATGCCGGCGACGACTGGGACAAAGCGCGCACCGCCCATGTGATCGCTGGGGAGGGGATCGAGACGGTGGTATCCACCGTCGTCGAGGACTTCATGATCCAGGCGCAGGCCATCCTGGATGAAATCAAGGATGGGCAGCACACCACGCAAGAAAAGGTTGGCATGCTGGTCTCGCTGTCAGATGCGATGACCAAGATGACCTCCAGCGCGCGCAAGCTGGCACCGAAAATCTCCGAGCTGGGTGTGGCCCAGGACGTGATGGCGAAGCTTCTGGACTTTGTGCGCGAGAACTTCCCGCAGCATGCCCATGTGATCCTGGAAATCATCGAGCCGTTCGGCGAACGCCTGGCCGAGATTTACACGTCATGACCTTGCGTCCGAAGCTGAAGGCCGCGATCACCCGGAAGGATTTCCGCGACAAGATCGCGGAGATGGCTTCGGATTTCGCCCGCCATATCGAACTGAACGTCGAGGCGTTCGACGCCGACCCGGCCGCCAAGCGCGACCGGCTGAGGCGTGTGCGGCAGAATGACGGGTTCCGGTGCTTTATGGAAACCTATCTGCCGCACTATGTGCGGGGGGAACACAGCCTGTTCCACCAGCATATTTTTGCACGGGTGCCGGAAATCCTCGCCTCTGAAAAGGGCGTTAAAGACCTGTTCATTGCCCCTCGCGGTGCGTCCAAATCGACCCATCTTTCGCTCGGCTTCGCGCTCTACTGCATGATGCTGGGCCTGAAGCGCTACATCATTGAGGTCTGTGACGTCTATGAACAGGCGGCGCTGCTGATTGAGGCGATCAAGGCCGAACTGACGACCAACATCCGCTTGCAGAACGATTTCCCGGAGGCCTGTGGCCAGGGCCGCGTCTGGCGCGAGGGCGAGATCGTGACCCGCAACAACATCCGGGTCGAGGGTCTGGGTGCTGCCAAGAAGATCCGTGGTCGCCGCCACGGCCCCTATCGCCCGGACCTGTTGTTCCTGGACGATATCGAGAACGATGAAGGTGTGCGCAGCCCGGAACAGCGCAAGAAGCTGGAGAACTGGCTTTACCGTGCTGCCCTGAAGGTCGGCCCGCCGGATGGCACGATGGACGTGATCTATGTCGGCACGGTGCTGCATTTCGATGCAGTCATCGTCCGCGCCGCCAAGTCGCCGGTTTGGAACGTCACCGAGTTTCAGGCCATCGTGCGCTGGCCCGACAATATGGACCTGTGGGATCAGTTCGAGGAGGTCTATCAGAATGAGGGCGAAGAGGCGGCTCTGGCCTTCTATGCGGCCCGCAAGGCCGAGATGGATCAAGGCGCGGTGGTCAACTGGCCGGGCGTGCAGCCGCTGATCCAGCTGATGCTGGAACGCGCAGCCAGCCATGACGCCTTCCAGACCGAGTATCAGAACAAGCCGATTTCCGAGGGCAACCCCTTCGGCGACCTGACGTGGTGGGTGCAGCGCAATCGGGACTGGGTGTTTTTCGGCGCCATCGACCCTTCGCTCGGCAAGTCCGCCAAGGGGCGAGACCCGTCAGCAATCCTGATCGGTGGCTTCGATCGGCTCACAGGGCGTATGGATGTGGTCGAGGCCTCGATCCGCAAACGACTGCCCGACCTTATCATTGCTGACACCATCGCCCTCCAGCGCGAGTATCACGCTCTGCTCTGGTTCGTGGAAACGGTGCAATTCCAGGAATTCCTGCGCACCACCATGATGCAGACCGCAGCCATTCAAGGTGTCGGGATCTCGGCGATCCCGGTGACGCCGCATGCCGACAAGAACCTGCGCATCGAGCGCCTGCAGCCGCCGGTCGCAGCGGGCCTGATCCGGTTCAGCCCTGACCACCGGACGCTGATCGACCAGCTGCAGCAATGGCCGAATGCCGATCACGATGATGGGCCGGACTGCCTCGACATGCTCTGGCAGAACACCCTGCACTATGCGGGCGGCGGTATGGCGGGCGGCAGTGTCCAGGCGGCGGCCGCCTCGGGCGGTGGGGATCGTCTGGGTGGCTATCGGCTGGGGAGAGGGTGATGAACGGCATCCATGAGAATGGGATCGGTTGGCCCTGCCCGCCGCAGGCCAGGGCCGAAATCGAAATGCATTATTTTGACCGCCTGCCAGTGACCCTTCGCAGGGCCATGACCGATCTGGACCGCGATCTGGCCGCCGCATCCGTCTTGGAGGAATGGCAGCGGGCCGAGAGACGTGGTGAGGAAGCCGACGATTTCGCCGCACGGTTGGGGAGATGGTGATGGATTTGTCTGAAAACTGCAGCCCTGGCGACTTGATGCTCATCGGGGAAAAGGTCGTGGAAATGGCTGACAGAACAAAGACCATGCATGCGGTCTCGCCTGGTGCCGTAGGCGTCTGGCGCTTCGAAATAGATGGCACGCACTATTGCGTGCGTGTTTCGATCGAAGACAGCGACAAGAGGCAGTGATGACCGAAGAGCAGACCAAGTTGCTGGACACCCTGCAAAAGCCCAAGACCACCAGCGCTATCACGGTTCCGATTGGCACGGATGTCAGCTTTCTGGAGGCTACCTGGGGCGGATCGGTCTCATATGAGGCGTTCTGTGTCTATTGGGATTGTCAGATATCGATCTGCACTTCGGGCGAGACCCTGACATCGACCGGCGTCTGGAAAACGGCATGAAACACCGCAACAAAAAACATGGCAAAGCCTTCGCCGAGCCGGTGCGCCGCAATCTCCCGGCAGAGGCGCGCAACGTTATTGCGACGGCAGAGAACGACATCACGATCCCGTATTTCAGCGGGGCGATGCAGAATGCTGATGACACCCTGATCCAGCAAGGTCAGGGCAAGGGCCTGGCTATCTATGACGAAGTCGAACGCGACCCACAGGCCTTTGACAAGCTACAAAAGCGCAAGAAGCATCTGCTCGCGCGGGAATGGGAGGTCAAGCCCGGCGGCGACCGCCCGATCGACAGGCGGGCGGCGGACCTTGTCGAGGAATTGCTGAAGGCCTTGCCGTTCGATCGCATCTGCGAAGATCTTCTGGACGCCACCTTGAAGGGCTTTGCCGTATCGGAAATCATCTGGCAGCGCGACGGCAACCGCGTGGTGCCGGCGCGTATTCAGTCGCTGGATCAACGTCGCATCGTGTTCGATGCCGATTGGCGGCCGCGCCTGCTGACCTGGTCAGCCATGCAGAATGGTCTGGCGCTGCCCGAGCGCAAGTTCATGGTGCATCGCTTCGGGGTGAAGGGCAACAACCCCTATGGTCTGGGGCTTGGCACGCGGCTGTTCTGGCCGGTCCTCTTCAAGCGTGAAGGCATCACCTTCTGGCTGCACTTTCTGGAAAAGTTCGCAGGTCCAACAATCGTGGGCAAGACGCCCTATGGCATGCTGACCGAAGAGCAGACCAAGTTGCTGGGCACCCTGCAAAGGGCCAAGACCTCCAGTGCCATCACCGTGCCGATTGGCACGGATGTCAGCTTTCTGGAGGCTACCCGGGGCGGATCGGTCTCATATGAGGCGTTCTGCGCCTATTGGGATCGTCAGATTTCGATCTGCACGACGGGCGAAACCCTGACATCGACCGTGGGCGATTCTGGCAGTCGCGCCTTGGGCGATGTCCATGAGGAAATGCTGTCGCTCCTGGTGGACAGTGACGCCGACCTGTTATCCGATACCCTGCGCGAGCAGCTGCTGCGGTGGATCATCGACTACAACATGCCGGGCGCGGCCGTGCCCCATGTCTGGCGCGTGCGGGCAGCCAATGAACTGGCCGAGGCCAAGACCCGGAAGGAAAAGGCCGGTGCAGCCGAGGCCACGAACAAGGCGCTGATCGAAATCCTTCGCGCCGCTGCCAATCTCGAGGATGACGACCTGGCGCGCGAATATATCGTCAGCTTCGATGTCACGGATCAGCTTTCGGACAAGGCGATCGACGGGCTGGTCGCGGGTCGCCACAGCTTCGCCTCGGGCACGGCCGACCCCTTTGTATCGGAGCCTGATCCGCAGGATATTCAGGCCGCATTCGCCGGGCGGCTCAAAAAAAAACGCTGAAGCATAGGCATGTCTGCTTTGCCGAGGCGGGCGGGCCGGTGGACCAGATTACCGAACAGGCACTCGCGGCGGCGGAAACCTATTTCACGAAGCGGGTGGCTGCGATCCGGACAGCGCTGGTGGATGCTGTCGAGTTGACGCCGATCGAGGATATCGAGGTGGTGATTTCGACCCGTATCCTCGAGCTTGCCGCGCAATGGACCCCGAATGCTCTTGGCGCGATGCTGTCTCAGGCAATGGAACTGGCGGCGCTGGAGGGGCGCGAGGCGGTATTTGTCGAGATCGATGGCCCGGCTTTCGCGGAAGATGCTCGACCTGTCCGTCAGGACTTCCGCGAACAGATTGATTTCCTGACGCAAAAGCGACCAAAGCCCACGCGCGTCTGGACTGACGCGATGCAGGGCGATCATGACCGCGCCTTCGTCGTGGCCGGCGCAACCAACATGGCGATGCTCGAGGAGTTTCATGCGGCCGTCACCGAAGCCGCGCGGACCTATGACATCGGCGCCTTCGGCCAGGAGTTCGACCGGATCGTCGAGAAATATGGCTGGTCCTACAATGGCGGGCGCAACTGGCGTGTGCGCACCATCTTCGAGACGAACATCCGCACGTCCTACATGGCGGGGCGCTTGCTCCAGATGCGCGACCCGGATGTGGTGAAGTCATTCCCCTACTGGCAATACCGTCATGCAGACACCCGGGTGCCGCAAAACCCGCGCGCAGAGCATGTCCGCTGGGACAATATGGTTCTGGACTGGGATGATCCGTGGTGGGATATCCATTTCCCACCCAATGACTGGCAATGCAGTTGCGGCGTGCGCAACCTGACGCGCCGCCAGCTGGCGCGCCTGGGGAAGTCCGGGCCGGACAAGGCCCCGGCCATCATCCGCAAGCCATATACTCACAAATCCAGCGGCGAAACCGTGATGCTGCCCGAGGGGGTCGGCTATGGCTGGGATTACATGCCGGGCAATCTCTGGGAGCGGGGGCTGGTGCCGTCAGCTCTGATCGACGAAGGCGGCGGTCTGATCCATGACGGGCGGCATGTGGTCCAGATCGATCTCCCGGCGCCGTTGCAGGATCTTCTCGATGCTGCCAAGCCGTTCTCTGCCCGACCGCTGCCGGAAACCGGCCTGTCGGACGAGGATTACGTCCGGGCGTTTCTTCAGCCGTTCGGTGCGGATATCGGTCGCGCGGTTCTCTGGACAGATGCAGCAGGCCATGCCGTCCCGATTTCCGAAGAGTTTTTCCGCGCGAGGGATGGCCGATGGAAGGTCGGCAAGCGCGGTCGCGCGCGGCTTGCGCCGTT